AGGTTTAAAAGGAGTAATACAAGGAATGTCTTTTGAAAAAGATCCTACTACAGGGGTAGGGGGACCTTGTAAATACTTTTTTCATGAAGAAGCGGGTATTGCCCCGAAGATGAATACTACTAAAGAATACTTAATGCCAGCTATGAAATCTGGTACTATTTATACTGGTATGTTTATAGCAGCCGGATCAGTCGGAGATTTATCTCAGTGTGAACCTTTAAAAGATTTAATTCTTGAACCAGATAATAATGATATATACGCTGTAGAATCAGATCTTATAGATGATTTAGGAACTATAGGTCGTACAGGATTATTCATTCCAGAGCAATGGTCGATGCCTCCTTTTATTGATGAATATGGAAATTCAAAGGTAGAAGACGCTTTATCTTTTTTAAATAAACAATTTACTGACTGGAAAAAAAATCTTGCTCCAGATAAATACCAACTAAGAATATCTCAACAACCTCGTAATCTAAAGGAAGCTTTTGATTATAGGGAAGAATCTAAATTTCCTATTAATTTAATTGAAGCTCAGGAAAAACGAATAAAAGACAAAGAATATCCTATCCAATATATGGATATTTTTAGAAATCTTGAAGGTAAAGCTGAATTAAAACCTAGTAGTAAGTTACCTATATTAGAATTTCCTATTAAAAAAGCTGAAGAAAATAAAGAAGGTATTGTTGTAATATATGAACTTCCTAGAAATAATCCAGAATTTGGAGAGTATTATGCCGCAGTAGACCCGGTATCGGAGGGAAAAGCTGAACATGTTGATAATATGTTATATACACCTACAGGTAGAAAAAGAATAGGTGATATTAAAGTTGGTGATAAAGTAATAGGTTCTAATGGACAATCTATAAATGTAGTTGGGGTATATCCTCAAGGTATTAAAAAATTATATAAAATTACTTTTAGTGATGGTCACAGTATTAAAGTATGTGAAGATCATTTATGGAATGTAAAATTAAACGGAGGAACTAAAAGTTATATGACTCTTTCTGTAAAAGATTTATTAGATACTAAAAAAACAATTACATATACAGGTACTGGTAGAAATATTAAAAAAGAATATACAATTTCTACATATTACAAAGATAAACAAAATAGAAATAAATGGTCTATTCCTATTGTTAAGCCAATTAATTTTCAACCAAAAGGTTTAAAAAAAGTAAATGCAAATATCTCTAGAAATGAACAACCTATACATCCTTACATACTAGGTGCTTTGATTGGTGATGGAGGTTTATCTCAAAAATCAATAAGATTTAGTTCAGTTGATGAAGAAATAATAAATAGAATACAATTGCATTTACCTGATGATTTAGAATTAAAAAAAGTAAAGGGTAATAATTGTGATTATTCAATAGTTACAAAAAAGGGTAATAGAAATTCTTTAACAAAAAAATTAAGAAATTTGGGTTTAATGGGTTTAAAATCAGAACACAAATTTATACCTGAAGAATATAAATATGCTCTAGTTTCACAAAGAATAGTTTTATTAAATGGACTGTTAGATACAGATGGTTCTTGTACAAATCATGGTGTAGAATTTTATTCTTCTTCTAAACAACTTGCATATGATGTAGTTGAACTAGTTCAAAGTTTAGGAGGTATTGCTAAAATAAGAATGAAGAAAACCACACATCTGAATTCTTATATTGTAAGAGTAAATTTACCAAGAGGATTGGAACCTTTTTTACTATCTAGAAAAAAGGACAAGTATAAAATATCTAAAGTGTTTAGCAGATACATTACTAATATAGAACCTATAGATGATGCAGAAGCAATATGTATATCGGTTGATGCACCAGATAATCTTTATGTTACAGAACATGCTTTAGTTACACATAATACAACTACTTCAGATTCTTTATGTTCTATTTATATATATAAAAACTCTAAAGAAGTTACTCGTATTCAAGCTGAAACTTCTGAAACGTCTATTGAGCATGGTAAAATAGTAGCTTCTTGGTGTGGTCGTTTTGATGATCTTAATAGAACTCATGAACGATTAGAATTATTGATAGAGCTTTACAATGCTTGGACGGTTGTTGAAAATAACGTGAGTCTTTTCATACAATATATGATATCCAAAAAGAAACAGAAGTATCTGGTACCTAAGGATCAAATCATGTTCTTAAAAGATATAGGGGCTAATAAAAATGTATATCAACAGTATGGTTGGAAAAACACGGGTACCTTATTTAAGAATCACCTACTTTCATATGGTATAGAGTTTTTAAAAGAAGAATTAGATACCGTAACCAAAGAAGATGGAGAAATTGTTAAAAGAATATATGGGATTGAAAGAATCCCTGATATAATGTTGCTAAAAGAAATGAAAGCTTATAGAGATGGGGTTAACGTCGATAGGATGGTAGCTTACTGTTCTTTAATAGCTTTTGTTAAAATCCAAGAATCTAACCGAGGATATAAAAAAGTTACCATTTATACAGACTCCCAAAAATTGGATAATTATAATAAATTTAGTAAATTTACTAAAAACCCTTTTGTCCATTATGGTAATGCTTCTAGTAATAGAGGTAATAAATATAGTAAACAGGCATTTAAGAATTTAAGATAGTTATGGAAATATATAACGCGCTAGACCTAAAGAGTGGAAAGAAAGCGGAAATAACCAGAATGGGNACATTAACCCAGCCGATCCAGTTTATTCCAACAGAAAAGAAAACTCAAGAATGGCATGCTTGGAACGTAGACTGGTTAGAATGGGAAGGTTTAAAACAAATCCATAGAAAAGCTCGCCGGTTATTGAAAAACTATAAACTAGCTAAAGGTGTTATAGATAGAACGGATTATATAGTTGAAGAAGATAATGAGATGGCAGATCTTGTAGAGGTCTTAACTAAAGATGATCAAGCAGCTTTAGAGCTTAAGTTTTATCCAATTATTCCTAACGTTATTAATACCCTTGTTGCTGAATTTGCTAAAAGAAGTTCTCAAGTAACTTTCAGATGTAGTGATGAATTCTCTTTTAACGAGATGCTTGAGCTTAAACGTTCTCAATTGGAGGAAGTTTTGGTAAATGACGCTTACGAAAAGATTAAAATGAATCTTATACAAATGGGTGTTAGTCCTGATTCTGAAGAGTTTCAACAAGAACTACAACCAGAAAAGCTAAAAACCCTACCTGAAATAGAACATTTTTTTGAAAAGAATTATATCAGTTTAACTGAACAATGGGCGGAACATCAGAAGAAAGTTGATGAAGAAAGATTCTATATGGAGGAACTTGAAGAAAGAGCTTTCCGTGATAGCCTTATTACAGATTCTGAGTTTTGGCATTTTAAAATGATGGAAGATGATTATGATATTGAATTGTGGAACCCTATTTTAACATTTTATCATAAGTCTCCGGAAGTAAGATATATTTCACAAGGATCATGGGTAGGTAAATTTGACATGATGACTGTAGCCGACGTTATTGATAAATACGGATGGTTAATGACAGAAGATCAAATGTTATCTTTAGAAAAGTTATACCCTGTTAGATCAGCGGGTTATGTAGTTCCAGGTAAACAAAATGATGGTTCATATTACGATGCTACTCAAACTTATAAATGGAATAACGGAGCTCCTTCATTAGCTTATAGACAATATATGAGTATGTGGGGAGACTACCTAAATCAGGGTGGCGATATTGTACAATGGATATTAAGTGAATCTGAAGACTACTTGTATAACCTATACGGTAATATGCTTAGGGTTACAACAGCTTATTGGAAATCCCAATATCGAGTTGGGCACCTTACAAAGATAGATGAATCAGGACAAGTAACAGAAAATATTGTAGACGAGTCCTATAAAATAACCGATAAGCCTATTTATAATACTAACCTAATTAAGAATAAAGGTAAAGATAACCTAATATATGGTGAACACGTAGATTGGTTTTGGATTAACCAAGTTCTAGGAGGGGTAAAGATCGGACCTAATAGACCTAGTTTCTGGGAATCTAGAACTAGAGATGGATTTAATCCTATATACTTAGGTATTAACCAGAATAGGATGGGACCATTGAAGTTCCAATTTAAAGGAGATACTACTGTTTATGGTTGTAAACTTCCAGTAGAAGGATCTGTATTTTCTGATAGAAATACCTATTCTATGTCTTTAGTAGATTTAATGAAGCCTTACCAAATTGCCTATAACCTAGTTAATAACCAAATTGCGGATATACTTATTGATGAGTTAGGTACAGTAATCTTATTAGATCAGAACTCACTTCCTAAACATTCTTTAGGAGAAGATTGGGGTAAAGGAAATTACGCTAAAGCTTATGTAGCGATGAAGAATTTTCAGATGCTACCTTTAGATACAAGCATTACTAATACTGAAAATGCGTTAAACTTCCAACATTTTCAAAAGCTGGATATGGAACAGACTAACCGTTTAATGTCTAGGATTCAATTAGCTAACTTCTTTAAACAACAAGCATATGAAACTATCGGAGTTAATATGCAACGGATGGGAGCTCAACCTATACAACAACAAACGGCTACCGAGGTTAACGTAGCAATGAGTACATCATATGCTCAAACCGAAACCTACTTTATACAACATTCTGATTATCTTATGCCTAGAGTACATGAGATGAGAACTAACCTAGCACAGTATTATCAATCTAATAAACCTTCAGTTAGGTTACAATATATGACCAGTTTAGATGAAAGAAAGAACTTTCAGATAAATGGTACAGATCTTTTGTTAAGAGATATTAATATATTTTCTACAACCAGAGCTAATCACAGAGCTATAGTTGAACAACTTAAACAACTAGCTATGACTAATAATACAGCCGGAGCTTCTATATATGACTTAGGTTCTGTNATTAGATCAACATCTATGGCTGAAATAGAAGCAGCTCTTAAAAANATTGATAGCAAAAGTCAGAAAGCTCGTCAATCTGAAATGCAACAGGCTCAACAGTTACAACAACAACAAATTGAAGCTGAAGCTGCTAAAGAAAAAGCTAAGATGGATTTCCAAGCTGATCAGAATGATAAAGATCGTCAGACTAGAATTATCGAAAGAGAAATTCAAGCAGCGGGTTATGGTTCAATGATAGATCTTAATAAAAACGAAGTATCCGATTTCCAAGATGCTTTAAAAGATATTCAAAGAACTGATGAGTATCAACAAAAAATGAATATCGAACAACAAAAACAAATCGGTAATCAAAATATTGATAGAGAGAAGATTAACTTAGAAAGAGAAAAACTTATAACTCAAAAATCTATATCTGATAATCAATTACTTATAGCAAAAGAAAACAAAAATAAATTTGATAAAAAGAGTAAATCAAACAATACAAAAGAAAAATAGACATCTACATAGTTATAATATCGAAAAAACTTTGTAATTAATTTTAATTATATAACTTAAAGATTCTATTTTTGAGTATATTAATTTAAAACCAACAAAAATTATGGCAGCTAAAGAAGAAACCGTTGTTCAACAGGTTGAAGTAAATCTTGATGAATTATTAGGTTTACCAGGTTCCGAAAATGTAATGGTTCCAACACAACCAGAAAAGAAACCTGCAATAAAACCTAAAGTATTTCAAAAGGAAGAATCTGCTACAGCGTTCCTTGACAATCCTGAATTACAAGAAGAAGTTGAAACAACTTCGTCAACAACAAATGTAACCGATAATACTATCGATGATATTATCGATGAGGCTACAGGTGAAGAAACTGATGAAGATTATGAATCAACCGAATCTAAAATTACTTCACCTAACTCAAACCTATTTAAAAAATTAATAGAGAAAGAGTTACTCTATGATTTCGAAGGGGACAAAACAATTGATGAGTATACTGATGAAGATTTCGAATCTTTATTAGAAGCTAATGTCGAAGAAATGCGTACTGAAGTAGCTCAAGATTTTTTTGATAATCTACCCCATGAATTTAAACTAGCTTATAAATACTTTGAAGATGGTAATAAAGATTTAAAATCTTTATTTAAAGTGTTAGGTGCTATGGAAGAAAATAGATCTTTAGATCCTGGTAATGAATCAGATGCTGAAATTATTGTACGTAAACATCTTACTAATACTAATTATGGAACTGTAGAAGAGATCGAAGAAGAAATTGAAAAGCTTAAGGATAGAGAAGAAATTGTAGACAAAGCTAACAAGTTTAAACCAAAGTTAGACGCTGTTGAACAACAAGTTATTGCTAAAAAACTTGCCGATCAAGAAAATATCAAGAAGCGTCAACAAGCAGCGGCTCAAAATTATATGACTAATGTTTATGAAACACTTAAACCAGGTCAATTAAACGGAGTTAAACTTGATAAGAAAACTCAAAGTATGTTATACTACGGTTTAACAGAACCTAATTATCCATCTGTTAGCGGTAGACCAACTAATCTACTAGGTCACTTATTAGAGAAGTACCAATATGTAGAACCAGATCATAGTTTAGTAGCTGAAGCTTTATGGTTATTAGCAGATCCTAAAAGTTATAAGAAAAAGCTTTTAGAACAAGGTCAAACGATTGCTGCTTCTGACGTAGCTAAGAAACTAAAGATGGAACAAACAATAAAGAATTCAGCAACTCCGGTTATTGAAAAGGATGAGCGAAGAACTAAAAGAATAAAAGGTAACGACGATAACTTTTTTAAACGTTTTTGATTAACAATTTAAATTAAATATAGAAATGGCAACTCCAGTTTTAAACAATGGGATATTCCTGCGTGACACTGCTTACCAGGCATCATCCCACATTGATTCCTATCACTTAGTTAACATGCTAAGAAATGCTGATCCTATGGATTTAGGACCAGTAGACCTATGGGCTATGGCTCAAAAAGTTGAAATGCCTCTTTACCAGATGTCTTCTTTTGGTGGAAAGAACGTTATCATGGTAGACAACGCTAGAGGTGAGTACAAATGGCAAGTTCCAGTACCTCAAGATCTTCCTTATATTATTGAAGATATTGAGCCTGCTAATGGCCAAAAAGGTACTGATGGAACTACCTTCCGTATTAAAATTAATAAGCGTGAATTTGGTCATGGTGATATTATTACTTATGACAAATTTAACGGATTAGAAATGTACATCACCGCTGATGATATTATTCCATCAGGTGACGGTTATATCTACACTGTTCAACTTGTTAATAATGATAACTTCCAGTTCCTTGACAACAAATACTTAATGTCAGGAACAAGGGTATTCCGTAAAGGTTCTGCTCGTGGTGAATACGGAGAGCGTTTTTCTGATATCCAAACTCGTGCTGGTTTCCGTGAATTCTACAATTTCGTAGGAGGAGCTGAAGCTCACGTACATTATTCTATCTCTTCTCGTGCTGACCTTATGATTAAAGGTGGTATGAACGCTGATGGCACTGTACCAGTAGTTGAGATTTGGAGAAACTTTGACAAAACTATGGATCCNTCTATTGCTAGTCTTGATGACATGGCTAAAAAACTTGGTCCAGGTGCTGTTAAAAACGCTATTAAAAATGGTGCTCTTTCTCGTACTTTCTTAACTACAATGGAAGCTGCTCACTTATCTAAAGTAGCTAGTGATATTGAAACCTACTTAATGTGGGGACAAGGAGGTAGAGTTCGTCAAGATGGTCCAGATGATCTTCGTTTATCTGTCGGTCTTTGGAGACAGCTTGATAACTCATTTAAGCGTATCTACAACAAAAATAGCTTTAACTTGGATTTATTCCGTTCTGAGCTTTATAACTTCTATGCTGGTAAGGTTGATTTCAAAGGTCCAGATCCTAAGCGTCAACTTATTGTACAAACCGGTATGGGAGGTATGCGTCTTGTTAATGAAGCTATCAAACAAGAAGCTGCTGCATCAGGATTGTTAATTAACGCGGGTCCAAGCGGAAACGGTATCGGAGCTATCTCTGGTCAAGCTATGGATCTTAACTTTGGATTTGCTTACACTAGCTACGTTATTCCATTCTTGGCTAACGTAAAATTTGTATTGAATCCAGCGTTTGATAACTTGAATACTAACGATATTGAAAACCCAATCATTGATGGTTTCCCATTATCTTCTTATTCATTCATTATCTTTGACGTAACCGATAACACTAACGATAACATCTTCTTATTGAAGTTATCTTGGGATAATCAGTTGAAATGGTGGTATCAGAATGGTACTATGGACTACATGGGACGTACACAAGGATTCGCTTCTAGCGGTCAATTCAACGGATACCGTGTATACATGACACAGACTATGCCAGCTATCTGGGTTAAGGATCCCACAAAAGTGTTAAAAATTGTGATGCGTAATCCGATTACTGGCGGCAGCTTTTAGTAAAAAACAGCAATAGGGTTTCACAAATATTCTTTTTATCGTTGTGTTTTAATTGTAGAACATGGAAAAAAGAAAAGAGTTTATCCACACAGACCTTATCAGGCTGTTGCTAATCTAAGTAAAATCTCAGATGAGCAGAAAGAAAAGGTAAAAGAGTTATATCTCCAGGGACTTGCTCAAAGCAAAATTGAGCAAGCTCTGAAGATGACTCGAAAAACAATCAGGACAATCCTGAAAGAAACTGAAATAAAAGATAAGTATCCAAGTCTTGCAAAAAAGGAAGGTAGAACTAATACTGTATTACATCAAGTTCACTATTACTCAGAAGATTGTAAAAAAGTACTAGACCTACTCTACAAAGACTCAACAGTTTATCTAGAAAGAAAGTATCAAAGTTATCTTGAAATTATAAACCAACCAGAAATAAATTAAATTTAATAACCAATAAATAAAACCAATAAATTATGTCAGTTACAATTGTAGAAATACCAGCTAATTCCCGTAATAAAGCTATTACGGTTAGACCCTTTTTTGATGGAAAAAGATTTAACATGGGTCTTGAAAATTATAACCTTTCAATGCACGACGGAGTATATCATGAAGAACAATTAGCCTGTTTAGAGGCTAATGGTACAGCTAGATACTTAACCGGTCTTAATGAATTTGCTCCTGAAATTAAAAAACTTCCTGAAGAATTTAAAGAAGCTAAAATTAAAGACATTAGACAAACCATAGCTCAATTAGAAAAAGAACTTGCTGCTAATGTTATTGATGAACAAGATCCTGATTTTTGGAATAAAGTAGAATTACTACGTCCGGATAATCATGATTTTTGGTCTAAGATATCATTACGTTGTGGTAATGAACCATTATATTTAGATCCTGCTAATAATCCTTTTGATTTAATTAAAATATACGCTATAGAAGCTGGTGGATTTAGTATGGTAGCTCGTAGTTACGAAGATGCTCGTAGTAAACCAACCGCGCCAAAGTTTTACCTAGATAGGTATGAAGAAACTGTAAGTACAAAAACTGAGGTTAAGAAACTTCGTAATAAAGCTATCTCTGAGTTAGATAAACTTTATACTAAGAATGTAAATAAACTATTCTACGTAATGAAAGTATTGGATATTAATAGTATCCAGTATAAAAAATCAACTCCTACAGATGTTATCTATGATAATGCTGATAAGTTTATAAACGGCGAAGGTGTTGAAAATAATGCTAGAAGAGCTGCTCAAATGTTTTTAGATGCTTGTAATCAAGATATTGAAACATTAAAAATTAGAGCTTTGATAAAAGATGCGACATTCTTAAAAACTATTGTTTTAAAAGGTGATGGGTTTATTTATCATAACTCAAGTAATGCTTTATTAGGTCGTACACAAGCAGATGTTTTGGAATATTTAAAAAATCCATTAAATGACCAAATCTTAACAGACATCTTAAAAAAAGTTGAACCTAATTGGAATAATTAGTATATTAGTATAAATATTTAATTTTTATATAAAATGAAAGCTTCAATGAAAAAAATGACAAAAGGTACCAAGAAAATGATGACTGGCGGTATGGCTAATCCTAACGCTAAAGCTAATCTTGAGACTTATAGCCCAGAATCTCGTACTAAAGCTAGTACTACTATGAGTGATGCTAAACTAGCTAAAAAAGGTGGTATGATGCCTAAGAAACAAGTTGGTGGTACTACACAAATGGCTAATGTAGCAGGAGGTAGAAAATCTGCTGCTGTAGCATTAAATCGTAAACAGAACGAAGGTTTAGGCGGTACAGGTAGTTCTGTTAAATCTACAAAAACTTTTGCAAAAAACTTAGTAGAAAAAAGAAAAGCGTTAGAAAAAACAGAGGTTGGCAAAAAACCACAAGGTTATGGAAAATCCGTTAAACCTGTTAGCGGTTCTACAAAAAGTAAAATTGGTAAAAAAACAAAAATTTACGCACGGAAAGCAGAAGTGCCTTTTTATAAAAAAATTATGGATGAAAAACTTAAAAAAACTAGCTAAAAATACTAAGTCTAAGGTAAATCAGGCTGGTGTATATACTAAGCCTGGTTTACGAAAGACATTATTTAAT